TAGTGATTTTTAAATCAGGCCAACCGCTCTTCAGCATCAGGGCACTAATAAGACCGCTGGTTCCACCGCCTAAAATTATTAAAGATTTTATCATAGTTTATATTCCACCGTATTGCTGACCATCGCTTTGACTTTATTTACAGCTTCTCTACAGGTCAGCCCCTTCTGTAGGTGTATTCTCGAATCTAGATAGATATTCTTCGTCGTCTTTTCTCAGGTATCCGTATCTTTTTTCGAATAGATTTTTTATACTAGCGGTGTCAAACATGCGTAGACCGTGCATGACCTGTATCCAGTTTAGGCAATCATAGATCCTAAAGTTACTCATAAGACCGTCTTCAGGTAACAGTATTTGATTAACAAAGTTTTTCTTAAAGTTTTCTAGATTTTCTTTGTGAAAATCAGTCATGGTCATTTCATTTTTGCACCAGCGCCAGAACTCTGTGTCATTGCGTTCGGTGAAATAGTGCAGTTGTATAAAATCGAGTATGTTTGACATCATATCGTCGACTGTGTGATTATATTCTTTTATGCTAGACTGATCTTCTCGGGTCCAGTTCCATAGTGCGCCTGATAATAGTTGCAGTTGTTTTATGGTCGTAGATATACTAGAAGCTTCTAACGGCTCTACAAAGTTGCTGCTAAGACCTATGCTCACGCAGTTTTTAATCCATGCACGATTGACCTTACCTGATTTAAAGTTAATCTTGCGGCCTATCTTGATGGTATCCTTGAAGTGTTTTTGTATTTCAGACACTGCTTGGTCTTCAGTAATAAAATGATCGCTGAAAACATAACCGTTACCAAAACGATCCTGCACAGGACTACGCCAATGCCAACCGCTGTTCATGGCTTTAGCGAGGGTGTAGGGGGGAATCTTTTCTTCATAGGACGTCTGGAAAGCTATAGCAGAGTTCAATGGCAGGTATTTGCTCCAGTCGATCCATTCTGCTCCTAGGTCAGATGCTATAACTCTGTTGAATCCACTGCTGTCTATGAAAAAATCAGCAGCATATCTATTACCTTGATCGTCAATCACAGACTCAACAAAGCCTTGTTGATCTAATATCGGTCCTTTGATTTCTGCATCTATGACTTTTATTCCCGAGATAGCACAACGATCTCGCAGATAGTTATTGAGTTTTTCACTGTCAAAGTGGAACTGATAATAATCTGTCAGAGGTTCTCTGACATATCCTTGCATGGGAAGATCCCAATGCAAGTTTTCGCTGGAAACTCCGTCGCCTATGAGTCTCATCATAGAGTAAGCAGCACCTGAGTATCTATTCATATTGATTAAGTACTCAGGTAGACTATGATAATAGCTGGTACCGTCACCATGCCAGTTTTCAAACTTAATGCCTACTTTTATTGTAGCTCCGCAGTGTACCATTAGATCGCCTATGGTGATTCCCACAGCCTGAGCGAATCTAGTCCAGTGTTCAGTACTGCCTTCGCCGACGCCGATAGTACCTATCTTTTTAGACTTGATAACAGTGATATCCATCTCAGGAAATGAACTCTTGAGATATAATGCCGACATGTATCCGGCGTTTCCGCCTCCTAGTACAATAATATCATTGATCATTATTTTATGTCCAAGGTGATTTTCGAATCAGTAGCAAGATTATGATTGATCCGACCACTAGGAAATGTGTTAAAACTTATAATATATCGATCGTTGCTCAGTATGTGAGGCTCGCTCATATGATACAGCCAGCTAGGAAAAACTATTAACTTTCCTGGAGTGGCCACAGACCTATACCAAGGACTAAAATCATGTCTTAGTACTTCAAGTTCTGATTCAGTCCTATGCACTTCAGGATCTTCAAAGATAGTTGCGCTGCCTTCGGTCATGTAATAGACCGCACTGAACATGCTCATAGAATGTTTATGATAGTTTTGATACATGTTGTAACCGCTGAGTGCGACGTTGAACCAACTGTTTGTTATCACTATCTTGTCGCAGTCAAATTTCTGTGCCACACGTATTTCTTCTAGGCATGCATCGAACCAATCAAACAGTTCTTTGAAATCTGCTTCTTTACGTAGATCGTATAGGATACTAATCGTGGTGGTTCTTTTTATTTCAGTGCCATTAAGCACTTTCATCTTTTCGATAAGGGCCTGATTATCGATAGATTTGTTTTCAAAAACGAAAACTTCTGTAGGAAAAAGCTGTAGTGTCTGCATTTATAGTTCAATCCAACCAGTGAGTAGATATTTTTCGCCGCTCAATGGTGGATTGCCTCTGTGTGTATGGGTGAAAGCCGCTGGCCATATGACTAGATTTCCCTGTATGCTAGGTATCCTAATGCCTTGATACAGCCATTCTGTTTCGCCACCTTGATCTACAGTGTTTAGATAGCACCCCCAGGCAGCTATTCTGCCGGCACGATCCATGTTATCAGATTCAAAATGCCATTGATGATACCCTTCTCCGGGAAGAGTTTTTTGTAGCTTTATCATGCGTATGTGAAAATGTCCAACGTCATCTAAGATACTGTAATGTGATACGTACTCGCTCCAACAGGCCCATAGTCTATCAACAAAATACTTGATATAACCTGTATTTGCTGTTAGTCTTAGACTGTTTTCCTCTAAAAGAAAACTAGCTTTATCTTTTTTCTTATGTGCTATTCCGTCTCGAAGATCTAACCTGCTGTAACTGAGATTAAGATCTGCCATTCGATTATAATGATCGATGAGAGTTTGGCATTCTTCAGCTGTCAGAACGCCCTCGAATGTAGCTATATCTTTTTCCAGTTTCATAGGTATTGTCATCGTACAGTACTATATATCTAAGCAGATTATTACAAGAGACTTATAATGAATGTAGAAAAATCAATATGGCCGCTGTTTTCAAAACCAGTTTTTAGGACCGGAGTAGATGTATCGGGTGTGGATTTAACCAGCATAGAATGGTTGCCAAACTACAATAACTGGATCAGTAAAGATCAAAATGTACTAGAAAAACCCGAGTTTGAAAAACTAGCTCAAGGAGTATACGACGGAATCTGCGAATACTTTTATGGTGTTATGCGAGCCAATCAACGTATAGAGATCGCTATCACTGAAAGTTGGTTTAATAAAACAGAAAAAGGTCAAATACATCACAGACATTATCATCCCAACAGTGTGTTTTCTACAGTGCTTTATCTGCAAACTGAAGGGGAATCGGGTCAGACTAAGTTTATAACCAGCGAATACCAGTTACTGGAGTATGACATTGACGAATCCAACATCTATAACTCAAAGAGTTGGAGCCTTACACCTAAAGTCGGAGAAATGTTGATATTTCCTAGCAGCATGGAACATATGGTCACTGAATATCAAGGAAACGTTCCTCGTATTAGTCTGGCTGTAAACACTTTTATCAAAGGGCAGATCAACACCATGCCCTTGACCAAACTACATCTTTAAATCTTATTTTTAGGATATTTTTTACGGAAGAAACTAAACAGATCCGTAATCACACGCATCTTATTTCCTACACTGTCTGATCTAGGAAATCTACTGTGATTAGAAAAAGTATAGGCATCTTCTATTTCTTCCTCGACTGGTCCTGCAACATCAACAATAAAATCTACACCGTTTTGTTCTACTAGTTTTCTGCTAATAGGGACATATTGTACCAATGGAGTTCCGGCGCGAATCAGTGTATCGCCTTCTAGCACATGCCAAAACAGTTGTACGCTTACGGCATGCATGTACCTAGGATCAACGATTCCTGTAGCTGCTGTAAATCTAGCTTCGTTGTCATAACTAACAGGAATCTGCAATAGTAAAATGTCATCGCTGGCCTTTACACGCCATGGAGTTTCTACTTTTACAGCACTGTGTAGATGGGGGCGATCTGTGTTAGGTATTTCTTTAGGTATTAATGGTTCTGTCTGTGCAGGACTATGCCAGCTTACATAATAATCAGTGCCGCCGAATGTATATTTGTCACTGTGCCGCTTAAACAAGAAAGGAGTTTCCCAGCTTAGGTGTTCGATGCTAGGACCTGTTTTGATGACAAAATCTGCTGGAGCCCTAAGAACATACCCAGTTCTAGTTAGCTGCTTGATAGCCGGGCAGTTTAACACCGTTTGACGCCCTTGTTCTGGGCGGTTTCTTTCGGTATTTCCTAGCCCATTCCAATCTCTGTCTACTAGTTTAGACTGTGTGACTGGGTAGATCGCAGCAACATTCTGATCTAGACTATAGAATCTTACCCAGCTTTTTTTCTTTTTAAACAGATTAAACATATGGATATTTACGCTTAAAAGGAGCTGATAACGCAGGTTCTGAAAAATTTCAAACTGATAAATAATAGGACGAGGACCATGTATAGCTATGTCTACCAACAACTTTAACAGCATCAGATTACTTCCTAACTATGATATAACTACCTTAAATCGCAAGGTAGCCAGCAAGGGCGAAGTGTTTTTTGACCCTTCGACTGTTAGTATCAGAGTATTTGACGGCTTTGTAACGGGCGGGCATCAAATACTAAGGGCAGATCTTTCAAATCTAGAAACAACGATTCCATCTAGTGCGTTGACTGGAAATATACCCAACAGCAAACTAGCAAACAGCACCGTGACTATCGGTAGCAATACGATATCTTTGGGGGGTTCTCTAACTTCTCTTTCTGGGCTATCATCGATTTCTGCAACAACAATATCTGGAACTTTTACAGGTAATATAACAGGTAATGTTACGGGTAACGTCACTGGCGGTACTTCAGGTACACATACAGGACCAGTAGTTGGAAATGTGCAGGGCAATGTAACAGGTAATGTTACAGGTAGTTTAACTGGTAATGCTGACACGGCAACCAAGCTGGCCACTGCTAGGACGATTAATAACCAGTTGTTTGATGGCACAGCCAACATAGAAATAAATTCAAATGCGCAGGGGTTGACTGGAACTTTTATAGCCAGCAACGTAGTAGGCTCAAGTCTTACCAGTGTTGGATCATTGGTATCATTAGATGTCGCAGGAAATGTAACGATCGCAGGCACAGTGTCTGCCACAGGAAATACAACATTCGGTGGTAGTGTGTCAGTAAGTGGAAACGTAGTTGTACCCACCAACCCAACAATAAGAACACACGCTACTAATAAAAATTATGTAGATAAAAGAGCTGTCGCTATGGCAGTGGCGTTAAGCTAATATCTGAGGAAAAATAGTAAATGGCAAAGAAACAGATTTCATATTTTAAGTTTACACCAGGAGCGGTACCTCCTGCCTACGGTCAATATCCAAATACCGTAGCGTTGTTGACGGCTAACAAATCATTCCTGATAGAGGAAATGAATGCCTACATCACACAACAGATAGCCGCCAGCCAAGCACCATTTACTGGATACAGTTACACAACTACACGCCAAGCTAAATGTCGCAGAGACACAGGATACATCATAGATTCTATCATATATGATTTGACCTACGGCGGCAACTCAGCTAGCTATCAGATAGCTTCTAGATTTTATCTTAACAGTGCTATACAGATTCTAACACCTAGTGTTGAAGTGGCGACATATCAATGGTTGCTAGGAAAGATCGCAACTAATATTCTAACTAATACACCCTATACTAGATTAAACAACGTTAGTGGTGCTACACAGGTAACTATCGCAGGCAACCCCGCAGAAGCTCTTGGTATCCACGGCACCAATGTATTGTTTAACATAACTATCAATGCTATAAACATAGGCCTTAGCAGTTTACCAACAGTTGTTGCTCCAAATCCACAGAATGGTGGATTGGCTCCTAACACCGTTAAGTTATTAGATGATAATAAGAGATTCATCCAAGAAGAAGTCATCGCTTATATCGCCTATAACGTTGCCAATAATATAGCACCGTTTGCTTATTATACCTACAATGCAGCCAAGTGTCGCAGAGACATCAGCTATATGGTTGATGCCTATATACACGATATAGCCAGCGGTGGTAATAATAAAACTGTAAACTATGCTTCAAAGTATTTTGAAAACGGCATCCCACAGGTAGATGGTGATCGTCAACCAGAAGTCTATGCTCATACATTCTTAAGAGATCTTGTAGAAAACTATATCCTTTCGAATGTTGCTTTTGCTGCTAGACAGACAGCAGTACCGCAGGTTATAGAACCATCAGTGCCCGCAGAAGTATTTGGTGCTACGTTGGTGTCAACATTGGCTAACGGGCTGATTGACGTGCTAGTCAACGGTCTCACTGCTTTACCTACAAAGATTTCAAATCGTGGTTATGTCAAGTTTCCAGGATTCTACAAACAAAAAGATATTTTATTGATCACTAACACATCACGAAATGTTATCATGTATAACTTTAGTGATCCTGACACTGCTGCTGAAGTTACCTATGACGGATTTTACGATTCAGATTTTCCAGCAGCACTCTACGGCAATGAAAAAATAACCACCGTAACCTTTGACATTGACACATCTGGAATGATGGTCACCGATCAAATACAGATTTTTGTCGAAGGAAAAGAACAGATAGTCCATATGAATAACTCGTCTTCGGACGCTATGGAACGTGTTAAAGTTGGTATACCGCAGTCAATGCTTGACGCTGACTTTGAGTACGGACTTCAGCCAACTAAGTGGCAGACTATCTCTATGATGCGTAACTATCCAAGTGTGTACGAAATACCTGGTAGCGATCTTCCAGTCAGTAGCGTGGTTACAGATGCATCAGCAGGCACAGGAAATATTGGCAGCAGCTTGATCACAGTAACTACCGTGGCTAATCACGGTTTCGCAGTTAACGATGTCTTTACCATCAAGGCTCTTGCAGCGTCAGTTAAAGGTTTCAGCCGTGCAGAAGGAACTTTCTTAGTAGCTTCTGTTCCTAGCTCAACTACATTTACCTATTATGCCAAATCAAGAGTAGGAACATCTAACCCAACGACACTGAGCCAAACATATACTCAGCTACGCAAGGCAGGATTCTATACTGGTGCCTCAGTAGGAACACCAAGTTTCAATGTATATTCAAACGGTCAAAGTGGGACCGTAACCACTAGTCTTATCACAGCAAGTGGAGCCAGTATCATTGGTTTCACAGGCAGTGCTCCTCCTGCTGGTGCACCTATTACAGGAACCGGTATTCCTACAGGATCACAGATTAGTTCTGTTGTAGGCAACGGTGGAACTGTTACAGCTACTACTTTGATCACGACAGCAGAGATTGGTGATAACACTATACAGGTCACTAACACATCTGGCATTACTCCTGGTCTTGTTATAGATCGAGGCGATGGTACTTCGGTAGCTGTTACTGATATTACATCTAATACTATTTTGTTAAGTGGACTGCTAACTTCGCAGATTAAAGGCACCAACGAAACATATGCAAACATTGTACAGTCAGCTACTAGCGGCAGTGGTAGTGGCGCAACATTTACTGTTTCAAGATTAGGTGCTACATATCAAGCAGTTATAGGTAATAACACAGGAAACAGTTATGTTGCTAATGATACGATAACACTTCCGGGAACCAGCCTAGGAGGCACTTCACCAACTAACAATGCTACCGTAACAGTTGTTACTGCTAATGATCTAAATATTCCGCAGGTATTAGGTGCTGTAACACCAGGTAGTGGGGGATATGTTGATGATGTAAATGTTGCCACAGCCGGAGGCACAGGAACTGGTCTAACTGTCGATATCACTACAGACCTAGGCGGACTAGTATTGACCGCAGTTATTAATACTGCAGGTAAGGACTATACGGCAGGCGATATCGTTACTATAACCGGTGGCAACGGCGATGCTACAGTTCAGATTGACACAGTTTCCCCAGGAGGTGAAATCTTAACATTCACTATCGCAGGAACACCGATCACTGCACCAAATGTAACATTTATCAGTGCATTCACGATTAATGATTTTACCAGCACATCAATAGCTGATGCATCAACATTAAACTATACATCAATCAGCACACTTGAAGTTACTTTCCAAACACCACACGGATTTATTCCAGGTGATTCACTCACTATACAGATAACTAGCTCGGGATCTAATGCTCAACTAGCAGCAGGCTCGTACTATGTTGAGCAGGTTCCAACCCCGACCACACTACGCTACACAGCGAGATCTCAAGGCACTATCGCTAACACATTGACTGGTATTGTTTATGCTCGTCCAGACAGTTATTTCGTACATAGACCATACGACGGCGGAGTACAGTTAGGTACAGGCGGGCCGGCGCATGGTTCTACAGCCATACGTATGAGTAAAAAATATATCCGTTATCAATCTGGTAAGGGAGTTATGTACAATACTGGTGCTTTATTTGCTCCTAGCTATGACCTAAGAAGTCTGACAGCTACTAGCACCGCAGTAGGTGCTACAATCACGATGGCCACTGACGATACTGATCACGGTTGTCAAGTAGGTGCGCAGATCGTTATCACAGGAGTACAGACTTCAGGATATAATGGAGTATACACTGTCACTAGTATCATCGATGAGCGTACACTACAGTTCATAGGATCACAAACTCTAGGAGCAACCACAGCTGTTCTAGGAAGCCCATGTCAAATGGCTATCTACAAATGGCATGGTTCTACAGTACGTTCGGGAACATTTGACGATCAAAACGGTATGTTCTGGCAATATGATGGTCAAAGGATGGCTGTCGGTAAGCGCAGTTCGACATTCCAGTTGGCAGGAACTATCAACCTTGCTGCCAACTCTAATGCAGTAACAGGAACTAACACAAGATTTACACAACAGCTAGCAGTTGGAGATCGTATCGTTATCAAAGGTATGAGCCATGTAGTTTCTGGTATAACCAGCGACACCGCACTAACTGTTACACCAGACTATCGTGGGGTTACTAACGTAGTCGGCGGTCGAGCATGTAAGACCATAGACTTGATCATTCCACAAGAATCATGGAACCTAGACCCACTTGACGGTTCTGGACCATCTGGTTATAATATCGACGTCACTAAGATGCAGATGATTGGTATGCAATGGACCTGGTATGGTGCTGGCTTTGTAGACTTTATGCTGCGTGGTCCAACTGGTGACTATACATGGGCACATAGAT